ACGGACTCCGCTGGAGTAAGAGCTTCTCCAGTTGCCATAGTTTCTGCGGAAACCGGGGCTTGATAACCTTGCATCAAAGGATCAAAACTTCCTGTAGAAGCTGACTTGCCAATAGCACTTCCAAGCTGACTAAATCGTCCGCCGGCGTCTGCGGTTGCCGCTTTAATATTGTCAAAGAAACTGCCCTTACCCGTTGCTCCAGCAAAGACAGCACCTGTCACGCCACCAAGTGCCGCGGCTTTAACCGCGTCTTTAATACTTCCGCCGTTGAGTAAGGACCCGATGCCCGAACCAACAGCCCCGGCATAAACCGGTCCCAAAAACGGAGTCAAAACAACGGGGAGTACAATCGGAGCAACTTTCTTCAGTATTTTGCCGACTTTGCTAACTGCCTTGCTCACGCCCTTAGCAACTTTGCTAACCGCGCGGCGAATCGACTTAAAGAAAAACTCTGGCAAACCCGTGTCTGGGTTGATGGAGTTTGCGTTTGATCCAACCACATACCGATCAGGGTCTTCGACACCCATTTCGCGCAAGTGATTAAAAATAGATTCTTTGAGTTCAGGACTTTGCTCGATCAAGGCCCGTGGGACGAGAAGCTCCCCGGTTTCGGCGTGAACAACTTGGTCATCACCATAACGTCCATAAGACGCCATGCGCTTTGCAATCGGTTCAAAACGAGCAATACCGGAGTCGCCAAATTGATCCCGAACTTCTTCTGATTCGAGGGCCGCGATCTCCGCATCGGACATGACGAAATCTGCAATGCCGCCAGATGGGATGAGTTCTTCTTTCAGTTGTGCTTGTGCCATTAACCTGCTCCACCGCCCATTTGCTCGGGTACTGTCACTTGAATAATTGTACTGCGTTTCTCGGACCCCGTCCAAGTATTGCCGCATTGCGGGCAGTTTCCGGAGGGGTAAGACAAGATTTCTTCTGGAGTATCGACTTCGTTATCGCAAGACGCGCAACTAACAATGTCTCGACTGGTTGAGTTTTTCCATTTCGAGCCGTCAGGCATTGTTAAAATATTATCTGTCATGGGGTCACCACCGTTACTGTTCCTGTTGCGGTTGTTCCTACCGTCGAACCGCTAAATACATCATCAACGCGTACTATTTTTAGTACGCCGTCATCCTCAAAAATGTCACCTAAGTCTAGCGTGTTGGCTGAACCCGATGATGGGACACCTTGAAAGTTGATTGTTGCCGACCGTTGCTCATCAATAAATAAGTCCAAGGTCCGTCGCAATTGATCAACATAGGCTTGTTCATACTGCGCGGGGGCAACCGGCAGAATTGCTCGGATAATCTTCCGAGTCATCGTTTACCGTCCGGTCTTGCGTCCAATCGTGGAGCACCAATCCTCCACTTCACGCCCGTAGTGTCAGACTCGACTTTTAACGCAAGCTGTCTACCACGCGCTCGCATGTATAGCTGATCGGTATAGTCATGGCCGCCACCGACTAACGTCTGACGGACCACGGTTCCCGTGTCTGAGTCATCAATACCCGAGCCACTAAAGTTTTTGGCGGTAATCGTAAAGTCCACTTCTGGATTGGCCGCGGTTGAGCTACGGAAGGACAGATCAGGGAGCAACCGACGAATCAACATAAATTGCTCACCGTCACCGATGTCAAAGTCGGACGATGTAACAAATGACGTCATTGCAGACCCGTCCGCATCCAAGCCGTTTTCTTGGTCGTACAAGTAATCGTCCGCGCCCGTGGCTTGCGGGAAAGAACGCTGTCCTGCGCCGCGGTCATTCCACGCGGTGCGAGCTAAGTTCCCGTAATACCAAACCTGCTCGCCATAGTTGTAGATCACATAACGATCATTTTCGTCAGAGTCGGCAGACGGGTAGAACCACCAGATCTCATTCTGTGAAGCTAACGATCCAGAATAAATCTTAAACGACTGATTGCGGTTCAGATCAGAAAAAACATAGTCGCGAACAGTGCAAGGGACCGGCTGAATACGGCCATCGTAGAGGTAGAAGTTGTCCTGCCCCATCCAAAACACCAGATCGTTAACTGAAGTCACCGCGTTTGGTCCAGCAATCCGCACGTTGTCACCCAGCATGGCGGTGCCAAAGGTGAACGGAGGGCCAATAAACTGAATAGAGTGCAGTGAGCTATCGGTCCAAACCAAGATCTGACGAGATGTCCGGACGGCAGTGACGATTTCTGAGCCTTGCGACAAACGGATGTCCCCGGCAGTGTTCGTGGCCCGTGGTTCCCAGTCCGTCAATGACTCCTGCGATGAAAAGCGGATGAGCAATGGATCTTGGTCCGCGGAGCCTATTGGGTTAGCCCCGAACGCTAGAACGTGACGGTCTGTTTCAGAAACAAGTAGCTTACGCGCAACGGTTGGAACTTCATTGGCACCGGTTACCGAAGACAGGAGCACGGCCCGCGAGCTAACAGAACTAGACGCATCCCAATAGTAGATGTTGCCGTCAGCGACGTTGAAGATCAGGTCTTCGCCGAAGTTGTCTGCAAACCAAAGGCGTAATGTTTGACCGGCCAAAGATCCCGCACCAGAGCCCCAAGTAAATCGGCCCCATGTTCCTGCACCCCAACCGGGTCCGAGGACCGTGAGATCTAGTCCGATGTTGATTTGATATTCGGCCTCGAGACTCGAACCGCCGCCCGCGACAGAACCAGAAGAGGCGGTGCCTCCGGTATCGACTTTGTAATTGTCGTTATCAACAACAACAGTCACAACGTGTTCTTTGTTGAGGTCTCCGGTTGTTAGACCATCGAATGCTGTTGCGCTAGAGAAGGTGACAAAATCGCCGATCTCGGCCCCGTGACCTGTGTCACTGACCGTGACCACACCAGAACCGGCGGAGTCGGTGGTTAACGGATCTGTTCCAAGCGTCACCGTGCGACGAATCGGGGTGATGTCGTTTAACGCACCAGAATCTTCGAGGTAGACCTTTTTGTGCGTACCGATAAATAGCAACGACTCTGAGGACAGCGTGACAAAATCAAGAAGCTTGCGTGTTGTTCCGACGATTTGTTCTTGCGCGGCTTTGACCCAGCCACCGATCTTCTCGACATAGCCATAGCGGAAACGGATTTTATCACCGTCGTGCCAGCCGCCTTCGTTCGAGTAGTTAGTCCCTTCTCGATTGATTCCGGGTTTGAAGACGAGCTTCGATAATGGCATTACTCGGCATCCGCTTCTTGAATCACTAGCTCACCCGCCTCAACCTGACGCATGATTTCTGCGTAGTGGCGGTTTGCAGGGTCTAGTGGGACTGACATGGTGATGCCGTCGATGGTTGCTTGGACCGATACGTTGTTTCCAGTAAGAGAATCTGCATTGTATTGTGCTGAAGTGATGTTCATCTGTTCCATTTATAACTCCGCATCAAAGGTCATATAACCATTAGAACCCGCATCTAAATGCCCTGCGTATCCTTCTACAAACCCGCTTCCATTCAACCGTATTTGCATTGCACTCTGGTCCCCGTTTTGAAAATTAAAGCTAGATATGGTGCGAGAGCCGTTAGCTGAGTAATAAGCAAAACCACCTATTGCTGATGCAGTACCGGACGGAGTAGACCTCATTTGAACAGGAAATTTAATGCTTGTATAAGCATCGGTTGAGTTGTAGTTACTAAACACCTGATTGGCAAACCTCTGTGGCACACCATTTAAGTAGCCTTTATACCAGAAGTACCTCTGACAAGCCGCAAGCTCCTCCCCGTATGAGCGATGCTCGAAAGGTGTCGCAACAGAGCCGACTTCGAGTTGGACTCCGGTGATGTAGAAGGTAGGTGTAGTTGATTCTAGCCAACCTGTGGTGTCGTATACACGTTCTGTGTTGTCGTTTGCTTGCCACGCNGTGCTGAATGTTCCGCTTGTGTAGTCTGATCCTGCGTCGATCCAGAAATCAAGCCGCAAACTATCTCCGTTGTCGTTACCTAGTGCGCCTGTGGTGTCACCTTCAAATACAACCGTTTTAAATTCCCATGTATCTGCGGTGTTAATCACATAGCTTTTGCTGATAATTCGAGTGTTGTCGTTATCAAACAATTCAACGGTGTATGTCGATGCGACTGAAGACTTTACCCAAAAAGAAAGAGTCAGTGATTTCGCTCCAGCCGTTCCTTTTTGTAGTTGTTGTAAATCTTGACCCTCAAATTTTTGCCGGATAAATAACGTATCTGCCGCATCCAAAGACGTCTCTGAAGCATCTGTTGAAATTTTTAACGCATAGCCAAAGCCGTCTGGGGTAGATGACGTCTCTTGATCCCAGTCCACGTTTCCATCTAATCCGCTGTGACTAACAAGCCACCGATCACACATATAGTCGGCGTTACTTGCACTGTCCGCAGACGTGCCTCGTTGCCAAATGTTCATTGCTCCGTTATACACAATGTTCCTGCGTCCACCGATCTGGCCGATATTCAAGCTGTCGGCAGTGATACCACCAGAGACAATGCCGTCACTGTCAATCTTACTCAGAGCCATTGTCGGCCTCCTCAATGGTCAATGTGCCAGCTTCCACTTGGCGGAGTATTTCGGCGTAGTGTCTGTTTGCGGGGTCGAGGGGGACTGACATGGTGATGCCGTCGATAACAATATTTATACCGGTGTTTTCACCAAACGGTGCAGTATATTGTGCTGAAGCAATATTCATCTCTTCCATTACAGTTCCGCCTCTGCTGTCCAGTTCCCAGACAATTCATATACATACTGAGCAGTCATACCACCCCCGCTTGGCTGAACGTAAAACTGAATACGCTTACTTCTAGAGCCGTTATCTCCTGTGGCTGTTACAGTCCAAGTCGTATTTTTGTACATTGCCCAATAGTTACCTGTAGACACATTCCGAGAATAATAAGTAACTGTTGGAGCGGTTCTCATTTCAACCCCCAACTCAATGGCTCCACCTGTAGCAGTAGCACTGTTATATGCCATTGAAATACCTACTTGGCCCCTTGATGCGTCAAAAGCGGGAACAACATCGTAGTCAAACGACTTTTGATAATAACGCTTGCAAAGCTCCATCTCCTCGCCAAAGCTACGGTGTTCAAAGGGCGTGGCGACGTTGCCGAGTTCTACCTGCCACCCAGTGGTGTCCAGCGTCCAAGCAGTTGTTGTATCGTCATCGTCGGGTTGTCTTATAGCAAAATTAAGATGAGACCCAGTGCCTACTGTTTTACCCGATATTGAAGGAACATCAAATACATAAGTAAATCTTTGCCACGAAGAAGTCAGTGTCAACGACTCCGGTGTAGCATCAACTAGACTAGAGCCCCCCGACCCAAAATCTTGTTGAAGTCTTACGTCAAGATGCCCCCCCGCTGGATTAGTTCCCTTTGCGTAAAAAGAGAATGTAACTTTTTCTCCGTTTACTACGGTAACGTCCTCAATTCTTTGCTGAACACCCATATTGTCGTTGGCAGTTGTTACGTCAAATCTCAGAAAATATTTAAACGGGCTAGGAAGGTCTGTTTGCCCTACGGTCAAAGATTGTTGACTTGAATTAAAGGTACCGCCAGAAGCGTTAAGTCTATAACGATCTAATGTGAGGTAACCGTTTGCAGTGTTACCCGTCTCAGACGTAGACCGTTGAGCAACTTGCATCGCACCGTTAATAATAAGATTACGCCGTCCACTGGGATAGCGAGCATCTACTGCGTTATCGTATGCACGGGTCATCTTCTATTCCTTACGGTTTTGTAGGCCAAGTCACGTCATCCAAAGATGTCGCGTTATCAGTAATGTCACGCAATGCCTGACGGTATGCAGTCTGTTCAGCAGTCATGGTCAGATCAGATGATGCCCACCAGTCAGTAGCGGCAATCAAACGATCACGCTCTTCACGCAATGCCTTCATCGGTTCTGCCGCTGTAAGCTCAGTGACCTTGGCTGAGACTTCAGTCCACGTTACGCCCCAGTCTGCTGTGTTAGCTGACTCAATGGCTGAACCATTAGCGTCTGCTCCAGTGACCTTGCGGAACATTTCGTTGAACTCTGCCTCTGTTGTAGGCTCTCCACGGAGAACCC